GGCCGAGTCGAAAAACGACGACTGTGGGCGCTATTGACGAGTTTTGCAAAGCCGACTTTTTATTTACGCTCCAAAGATAGCGCTTTTGCACGATATGCAAAAGACATTACTTAAAAAAATGGGGAAGAAGATGAAAAAACTCCCCGAGTTTCTGTCGAAACGCGGGGAGCATATATTATATATACCTATAAAATAGGAAGTTAGGCAGTTTCATTCAGCGCTCATTTTTAGCGGCGTTCTGAAATCTGTTTCTGCAAAGGTAATGAGTTATTTTTGGGTGGCAAAATCTGTACACAGAAATTCAATGTATCACTGTTAATAAAACCTGAATACATATTGCTTTTGTAATCTCCAATCTTGCAAAATAGCACCATTTGAGGGGGCTGAATTACTTTAGAAAAATCGCCGTGTGTGTAAAAAAGGGGGGGCGTGTGATTTTGAGCCAAAAAATTTTTTCTTGCCCCTCCCCCCCCCTTAATTCAACCTCTCACAACCTTCAATTCCCTTGTTTATTTCCTTTCTGCTGCATTATCCCTTTCATTGCAGTTCAAGCGTCCATCTACAACAAGAAACGCGCTCAAACGTCAAATAAACGCTGTATCCTTGCAAGGTAACATTGAGAACAAAAAAAAGAACAGACAAGATATTATCTCATCTGCTCTATCATATCATGACAAATAAAAAGCAAGTAATTAAGTGGTTTCTTCTTCTTTCTCCTTTTGAAGGTTTGCAAGCGTCTTGTGCAGTAGGTGGCTATAGTGGTAGTCCAAACCGAGTAAAACGGAGGCAAATGTGAAGAGTTCTCCACTTGTTGACATCACACTAAAATGAATCACCCCTAATGGGTTTGTGAAGAAGCCAAGGAATAAGAGTACAATACCCGCAATCAGGAGAAGGATTGCAAGCCAAATCTGCAAATCTTTGCTGTCTGTTTTGCCGTCGTTGTTAAGGTCAAGGAAGTTCATAGGTTGGTGGTATTATGTATTATATTCCGAGTTTCTTTTCTATTTTACTGAGACGTTGGCCAAACTCATTGAGCTTGGTTCTGACAAATGCGGACGTGTTGATTGAATCCAAAACCAACCCGCGTTGCTCTTTTATATCATCTGTGTTCTCCTGAATCTTCTTGCTTATCTCTTCAAGTTTGTCCGTAATCATTGGGAGAAATATATTGTTCAGATTGTTCACGTCTGCTTGTGATATTGGGGATTCCAATAAGATTCTCCACTTGGTGGATTCCTCACTTGGCTTCTCACTATTATTATTCACAAGCGATATATATGTTTTCCCCTCAAATGCAACAACGTCAAGGTCTTCATATATGCTTTGTTTCCATCTACCTTTGTAGTTTGGTATTACTTTCCCGATTTCATATTCCATGGTATTGTTTCTATTATTGGATTGTTATTGTAAGTTGGTAATCATCGATTTCAGGCTTCACGTTATCTTTGATGATATCAGGCACATACAATTTGAGCATGCCCGTTTGTTTGTCAATGTAAGCCCTCATCATTTTATAGGGGTTGATAATCATATTGTCATTATAAGGTGGTTATTTCTAAGGTTGAAAGCTGTTGGTTTGCTCATATTATAATCATCAGAACTTGACTCATCGTGGTTTATTAAATCCCCATTGCGTTTCTGCTTTCTGTTCTTATCCTTCTTCACGATTGGCTGAAAGGTGCTTATATCCTTCAATTCAAGAAAGGTATAAGTATAATTCATCTGTTGTGGGTCAAATGTGTATGAGGTGGGAATGAAGTTCTTATCAGGAAACCAACTGCTTGTTATTGAAGAAATAAAGCTCAGTTCACGATTTAGAGTTATCTCTATCTTCAATTGTGGGGTCTGATATTGATTTATCGCTCTTGTTATTATATTATCCTCAGGTGTTCCAAAGTATAAACCATAATCTAATCCTCTAAGAATTTGCACGCCCTTTTCTTGTGAATAGAAGTAGGGTGATGAGTAACTTGTTGCCTTTCCATCCTCAAAAGTGCAAACCTTTAATTCAATATCGCTTTTCTCCTCAATGAATTTGTTATCGCTCAAAACGTTTTCATATTGCGTTTCTGAATCATCTGTGTTGTAGCTCAATCCATAGATCGTTGCTTCATAATCCGTTATCAGGTTGCAGCCTTCCGTCCCTCTATATTTTTCATAGTACTTCTCATCAAATAGCGCTCCCTTCTTTATCTTGGCCACTTGTCGCATTGCAGTAAACGGGCGCATGAACTCAAAGAAAATATCTCCCGTTTGGTTTATTGGGAGTGGAATGTTTATGCCCTTATGTTCTCCAAATAATAGCGAGGTCTTCCAATCAGTGTTTGAGTTTGGAACAATTAGATTGCCTCCATCATCATATTGAACTGAGCAATTATATGGTTTATCTTGCCACTTCTTTTCTTTATCATTGTAGTACTTGTCCGCAAATCGCAGTCGATACAATAGTTCTTTGTAATCATTCTTCTGTAACTTCTTGCATGGCATGTAACTCCCCCAATATGAACTAAATTGAAACGATACATTCACGATATTCCCAAATGGGTTATCATTTGTGGTAACTCTTGCGATTTGATGAGAAAATAATACTTGGTCTATTGATTGGTTTATTTCCGACCAATCATCTTTTTGTTTTGAGAGGTCAAGGAATAGTTCTTTATTCTGTGAGTTACCAAAGGCCGTTTGAAAGATGAATGCTTTCTTTAGTGATACAGATTTTGGAACATTGCCAAACTCCTCTTTTTTTATCTCTTGTGTCTCATATTCACAAGGGGCTGAAACGTTATGAGAGAATAGGAAATCCTTATTGAGGGTGGTTTCATTTGCAATAGGAAGTTTGGTGGTGTATTCTTTATTCTCATCCTTGGGGTGGGAGTAGAATGTAAAATCTTCATAGCCCTCAAAATGATTGTATCTCAAAAACACGTTATATGCGCCGATTTGCTGATTGAACACTTTGAAGAGCTGCACATGCAAAGAATCTTCACCCGTTGAATCACAAAGCATAGACGCCCCATATTGTCCTTTTACCCCATATCCTGAACAAGGCTCTAATTCCATATCTTCAAACTTTGGTATCTTCTTCTCAACGGTGTAATGTTTTGCCGTCAAACTCACTTTGTTGTAACTTGGGAGGAGTGATATATTACAATCGTCGCTTGATATGTCTTCTTTGTTGAGTGTTTCATTTTCTCTTATGAAAGTAACCGTTTGTATTTCCCCACTTTGAAGATTAAATTGCGCATACTCCTCACAATGTGGGTCTAATAATAGAACGTCTTCCCCTTGCGTTGTGAGGGTAAAACCAAGGTATTTGCAAATCTCTTCAAGGATTTCAAGGTAACTCATCGGTTCATCGTCTTCATCAAACCAATTCTCTTGTGGAATGCACATATCCAAAATGTTATTGGGTGTGGTGGGATATATGCACCGTTTGAAAAGGCCGTTCAATTGGAGGAATGCAAGTTGAATATAATCCTTCACTGTCAAGTGATTCTTGGTGTTCTGTTTTGAGAAATAGCAATACTTCAATGTAGAAAGAGCGTCTTGACATTCCAATTCAAATTCATCTCCAACGACATTTATAAACGGCTGATTGTAGGCGTTGGGCGTTGCAAAACCTTGCCATATTGTTTTGTATCTCCCTCCTTCTTCCTTCTGTAAGGTAACAAAGACATTATTTCCAAGCGCATTATTTAATTCCCCGTCAAATTGAGATTGTAGAAAACGCACGTTCATTGTTGCACAACGATAAGGCGCAAATACATCATCTGCACCTTCATATTCAATAGATATAGGATTAGCAAGAAGAGTTATTTCCTCCCCTTGCCCTTGTCCCAAATTGCTATTATATTGCTGATAGTCCGTTATTATAACCACCTTGTAAAGGTTATCAGATATATCACGGAAAAAACCATACTTGTACATTATAAACGTGATTTGCTTGAATTATAATTGTTCAGAACGCCAACCAATTGTTTTCCTTCAATGTGGAATTTTACTGCACCTGAAATCGGGGCGCTGCTGCTTGTTGTTCCTTGTTGAATTGTGTTCCAAAGGCGGCCTTGTTGGGTGGTATTTAATATCATCTCCCCGCCGTTTACTCTTGCAAGATTGTAATCTCCAAAACTTTTGCCCTGAATAATACCCCCGTCGGCAAACTTAGGGAATGAGGCAAAGAGTCCAAGAATAGTACTTACTATGGTGGCAATCGACACTAAATTTGCGGGGAATGGAAGTGCTGCCGCCGAGGCTGTGCCACTGCTCAACGCAGCCACCTGATTTGCTGCAACCAATTTTCCGATTTCAGGAAGAATGCTACTAACCGCTCCCGCAATATTTCCAACCATGCCAAGGAAAGAATCGCTTGCGACATTCCCAAGAGCCGTGAATACATTTCCGACGCTCTGTGCTGCTTGCCCCAATCCTTCATATTTAGTTTTTATATCATCAGCATTTTGAGCAATGGTATTTTGTCGCTTCTCATCAATTGAAAGTTGTATTTTATGTTCCTTGTTTGTGAGATAGTCGATTTGTTCCCTTAATAGCTCGAGTTTGGATTTATCGGTTGTGATTGAAACCTCATATTTAAGGCCGTTGATTTTCTCCTGAACCTTTGCAAGTGAACCAAGTAAAGAGTTCATTGAGTTCTCATCAATCTTGGGGTGCATTTTGAGTTCCAAGAAGTCCTTTTTTTCTTTGAGTTCTTCAATTTCTTGAACTAACAAATTGAATCCATCAGAACCCACCTTCAAGTTTTTAAGTTGGTTTTCCTTGCTTGAAATAAGGTCACTGATTTCTTGAATGCTTCCTTGCTCAACGGTTGCTTTTTGTGTGTCGTGTTTTGGCTTCTCGTCAAATAACTTATTGCGACGTTTTATTTTGGAAATCTGTTCTTCTAATACAGCGGCTTCCATCTTAAGCTCTTGCAAACGACCACTTGAAACGTTAGTATCTGAAAGTTCCTTGTTAATTTGACGTAGCTTGTCTTCAAAGTATTTGAGGCTGCCAATTTCAGGTTCTTCAATTCCCGTTTTCTTTGAACCACTTCCATGCTTCTTTGAACCACCTTTCTTGCCACCCTTCTTTGATGATGATAAGGAGGGAAGACCTGAACCACCACCTTTGAACGTTTGTGTTACTGTCCGATCTTCCTTCACATTAAGTTTTACATCGGTTGAATTATCCGTTTTAAGGCCAAGGTATTTCTTTAGGTTGTTATACCACGATACAATTTTCTTCCACAAGTCTTGCAACCACTTCAATGCTTCTTTTACTGCATTCTGAACGGCTCTTCCTAATGGGAAATCACTGAGGCGTTTCCATACATCAGCAGCAAATCTTTTGATCAAGTTCCACAAATCGACAAGAGGCTTCACGATCAAGGCACAAGTAACGATAAATGCTTCACCAAGTGCTTTTATCAATGCCATGTTGTATTGAATATAACCTTTGAGTAAATCCCACACTGTAAAGGAACTATCAAATCCACTCATCAGCTGATTCCATTGGTCAATTAAACCACCCGCCCAAGAAATCAGTTCACTTATTGAGTCGCAAACATATTGGATATATGAATATAATTCTTGCATGGGTTGTGAATTGGCTATTGAGGTCATCAAGTTATCCCAAGTATTTGTTACACGCTGCCATGAATTAGAAAGAGTGTCCGTCTGTTTGGCGGCCATGTCTTGTGCAGCCGTCGTGCCCGTTACTTCCTTTTGAAGTTCTGCATACTTTCCGCGTGCGTCAATGAGTTGTTGTAATAAGGGGGCATTCTGTAATCCGACCAATTCTACAAGGTCAGAATATTTAAGTTGTGCACGACTCATATTTTCAAGAGCTTGCGTCGTGCCCACGATTGCGGGATTGAATTGTTCCCATCCTTTTTTAACCGATTGGAGTTTGGAGAATGTGGATTGTAGGTGCGTTCCAAGCTCAGATTCCTTATTTAACCACTTATCACCGACCGCCTCTACAAGAGCAACAGATTGCGCATAATCCAAACCTGCTGAATGCATTGTTGTACCCGCCTTTTGGAGCACTTCACCAAGGCCTTCAATCTCAATAGCGCCCGCTTTACTACCCGCAGCAATCGCATTGGCCACATTCACAGATTCTGTACCTGCAAGGTTATATTGAGCAAGGATTGAAGATAATGCAGTTGAGGCCTCTTCTGATGAGATTCTGCCCGCTTTTCCAAGGAGGATTGCCGCCTCAGTGGATTTAAGCAAGGCTTCTCTATTCTGCGCAAGTTGCGGGTTAATACCGACGAGTGAAGTTTGAAGTGCAATGATAGATTTTTCAGCAACGCCCGTGGAATTAGATAAATCACGGGCGCTCTGTTCAAATGCCTTCATCTCTTCATCACTCACATCCGTAACCGCTTGGAAGTTGTTCATCTCACTTTTAAGGTCATCAAAACCTTTCAAGATATATGCACATGCTCCAATTGCCGCCGCTCCCAATGCTGCAAATCCACCACTAAGAACGCCAAGGCTGCCTAACATCTCACTAACACTACCACCAAACATGCCCGTCAATCCTTCCATCGACCCACCGACCGATTGCAATAAGCCTTCAAATTTTCCCGATAACCCTTGTAATTGGTTTCCGAGTGATTCAGTTGCACTACCAAAAACCTTACTTTTTGAACTTGCTTTTTGAAATGAACTTTCTAATTTGGCAAGTTTGTTTTGCGAGTTATTCAGCGCTTTAATTAGGTTCTGATCATTGGCACTTAGTTGTATTGAAAAGTCGTTTTTCATTGGTCTTCTAATGTCTGTGATATTATTTTTGCTTGTTCTTTAAGGCGTGCAATATCTTCTTGCGTCAAAGGCTCGGAATTGCCGTTTATTTGCTCTGTGTTGTCGTGTTCCTTTTCCCATGGGAATGTTATAAGGTCGGTGGGTTTTAGTTTCTTGCTGCTGCTCTTTTGGATATTACAGTATGATTGGAATCGTGTTCTTTCCCATTCAGGGCGTTCATAGTACTCCAAGTTTGAGATTATATCTTGCACTTCATACTCTTCCATCTCATCAAAGAAATAGGGGATTGTGCAGCATTTGAACTCAAAACAAAGCAACCTGAACAGCTCATGAACTATTTTTTTTTGTTGCCCTTGCCCTTGGATTCCTTCTCAACTTGTCCGCTTAAAAACGTGTTCTTCTGCATGGTCTTACTCAACCATTCCGCAAACTCATTCATGACTTGTGGATTGGGGTCAATTACTTCATCAATGAAATCATCAAATGTTAGGTCAAGGTCTTTATTTGAAGAGCACACAACGCAATAGAAGAATGTGCAGAAATCTTGTAATGTTTTGGGATTGAATGATTGCCCCGTAATATTCTCATACATAAAGAGTGAACGCATTGAATAGCGCAATGTCACTTCTTGTTCTTTGATTGTTACTTTCATTTTACTTGTCATTATATTGTTATTATCAAATAATGAGAGATACAAGGTTTTCCCTCATACCTCTCATATATAAATAGTGTCTTGGTCTTGTTTTTTTTCAAGTGCCAAGCAATTTATTTACTTAGCCCGATTAAAACTCACCTGCCTCCAACGTTTCATTCAACCATTGGCTAAATTCTACAATCTTATGCGGGTGCATGTCGATAATGTCCATGAACAATTCATAAGTAATTTCCAAATCAGGTTTGCTTGTTGCAGCACAACAATAGAATAGCTTACAAAGTCGTGATAAGTCTTGTGGAGCAAAAAACTCCTCCCAATTCTTTGGATTGAACCGCTTGTTTGTGAATTGTTCATACATTGCCAACGCACGCACGCTGTACTTGACCATAAAGGTTTCACCTAAAATCTTAATAAAGATGTCTGTCATCATAAAAAATAAAATTTGAAATTAATAATTGAAGCACAAGGGACTTTCCCTCGGCCACTCATTTCTATTATACT